ACGGAGATAGCGTCTCCGATTTCTATGAAGTTTGCGAGATGCTTGACGGTAACGAAAATGCTTGGTCTCCTCTCGCAAGGCGTGAACGCATGGCTGAAGCTTGTTACGAATGACAGGATACATCATCACTGCAGCGTTACAACATCTACACATAGAGCAAGTCATCGAAACCCCAACTTGGCGCAAGTCCCAAGCGACGAAAGATTTAGAAGACTCTTTATCCCAACTCCAGGCTTGGTCATGGTTGCTGCTGATTTGTCTGGGATTGAGCTCCGTATGCTTAGCCATTACTTGGCAAGATGGGATTCAGGTCGATACGCCGACATCCTTCTCAACGGAGACATCCATCAAGTCAATGCAGACAAGATAGGAATCACACGGAAGCTAGTCAAGACCGTCACGTATGCGTTCCTATATGGTGCAGGTGATGAAAAAATCGGACACAGTTATGACAAACAACTCCCATCAACCGCAGCTAAGCGAAAAGGTAAAGAGATCCGCGCTGCATACATTGATGCAGTTGAGGGACTTGAAGAGCTACTACAAGCGATTAAGAAAGCTGCAGAGAAAGGGTTCGTCAAATCAATCGACGGACGCAAGATAGCAGTTGATAGTCCACACAAAGCACTGAACTACCTCCTGCAATCAGGAGCCGGTGTAGTCGCGAAGCGGTGGATGGTAATCAACCATCAAACAATTAAAGAAACAAACTTATGTGCCAGTCAACTGGCTTTCATTCATGACGAACTCCAATTCGAGTGTTCACCAGAGCACGCCGAAGATCTATCAACATCCCTGGTATATAGCGCTACAGCAGCTGGGGAATACTACAACATCAGATGTCGAATCGACGCTGAAGCAAAACAAGGAATCAACTGGAGCCACACCCACTAATGTTATACGGAAAGAAAGGCGAGCAACTTAAAGCCGTCAAGAAAACAACACGACAAGGACAAGGACGACATTCAAAGCCTAAAGGTAATCGTAAACTGAGCCGAGGGCAAGGATGAGTACACTACTTATTGATGCAGACTACACCGTCTATAAATGCTGTGCATCAGCAGAGTTTGATATTGACTATGGTGAGGATGTAATCGTTGTAGGTAGTAGGTTTAGTGAAGCATATGCAAATGTTCAGCGAGACTTGGATAAGATCAAGGCTGAGTTCTTTGACCCTGATGTCATCCTGTTCTTCAGTGATTCAACTAACTTTCGTAAGTCAGTTGATCCGTCCTATAAAGGACATCGGAACAGAAAAAAACCTTGTGGATACAAGCGTGTCATCAACGAACTAGCTAAACATTATCGAGTCGTTAAACTACCCACACTAGAAGCCGATGATGCAATTGGCATCTGGCAAACATCACACGATGACTGTATTATCGTTAGTCCTGACAAGGACATGCGACAGATACCTGGTCGTCTATATGATCTAAAAGAACAAACCATCATCACTGAAACAGAAGGTTGGCAATGGTTCCTTATACAAACTCTCAGCGGAGATCAAACTGACGGATACAGCGGAGCACCGGGCTACGGCGTAAAAACTAGCTCAAAATTTTTCAGCGAAAATGGTTACACCTGGGACAGTGTTGTCTCTGCCTTTGCTTCAAAAGGGCTGACAGAAGAAGATGCACTAATGAATGCACGCTTAGCAAAGATCCTTACCTCTAATGATTATGACGGAACCAAGCCAATACTCTGGAGTCCCTCCAATGCCGACAGTTGAACTCACACTAGAGCAGGACTTCAAGCTGCGACAGTTAGAAGATCAACTACCACACGCATCAAAGGACGACATCATTACTATTTTCCTTGCACTGCAGCATCAAAACTACGTGCTAGGAAATAATATTAAACAATTACTACAACACTATGCCTGAATCACCCAGCTACTACACCCGTGGCAACATTGAGGTGTGGGATTTCATCAGAGACCAAGAACTACCTTATCATTTAGGTAATGCTATTAAATATGTATGCCGTGCCGGTTACAAAGGTGCTGCAACCAAGACTCAAGACCTTAAAAAAGCTATCCACTATCTTGAAAATGAATTACAACACACATTGCCGGAGTCAGAGTCTGTCGGACCAAGCGGAAGCTTTTCGTACAGCCTATGGGACTACGAACTCGATGGCGAACCGGACTATGCAACTGGATTTGATCGCTGAAGAGTATCAAGAGTTCCGTCAGTCAATGCGTGAAGGGTTCGAGCAAGAGCTAAAGGAACTATCTGACCTTGTCTATGTCTGCTTTCAATACGCAGAGAATATGGGCTGGGACCTAGAAGAAGCACTAGACCGAGTACATAAATCTAATATGTCTAAGCTTGGTGTCAATGGCAAGCCTATTAGACGACGAGACGGAAAGATAATGAAAGGACCAAACTACGAACCACCAAACCTAACTGACTTAGTAACATGAGCGATTTAATTTCTAGAACTGGACGTGTACAGGCTTGGATCGATGATCCATCTGGTCGTCTCCCGGTGTCGTGCACCGTTATGAATGTTGAAAACGAACTCGAAGGACCCAATGGAATTGAAGCCAGCTGGAGATTCGCTAGCCATGCTCTCAGACGAGGCGCAGGTGTTGCGATCCATTTATCAGAACTTGACCCACGAGGTTTCGAGAGAGACTCTGGCGTCATTGCGAGTGGTCCAGTATCATTTGGACGAATCTATTCGACTCTTAACGAAACTCTCAGGAGGGGGGGAAAATATAAAAACGGCGCGATAGTGTTGCATTTAGACGCGCGGCATGATGATATTGAAGAGTTCATTGAAGTACCACGGGAAGTAATTCCTTGGGCTAAGCGTTGCGTTAACATCACTCAAGAGTGGTGGGATGAGATGCCATTCACCATCAAACAGAAACTAATCAAAGGAATCAAAGCCGGTGACATCTGGCTGATGAAAGTATTTTATGAAGGAACTAAACGAATTCGCGGGAACGTTTGTCTCGAAGTCCTATTACCCAGCAGGGGGACTTGTCTACTGCAGCACATTAATTATGGAGCCTGTACTTTCGAAGACATCCCCAAGGCTTACGTTGAGGGGATGCAAGAACTTTGTAGCTTACATGCTCGAACAGGTGTTGGAGAGACTGGAGAATACCTCGATCCTACCGTTGATAGACAGGTTGGACTTGGAGTACTGGGTCTCGCAAACCTCCTACGAAGGTACGGCGTTACTTACGATCAATTCGGAAGGGCACTCGAGCAGTACCTTAGTGGTTCACCCAAAGCTACAGCAGCCTACTCCTTAGTACAACAAATCGATATTGGTATCAAGGAGGCATCAAAGATTGCTCATGACTATAAGATGGTCCGAGCCTTTGCTATCGCTCCTACAGCGTCTTGTAGCTACCGCTCACAGGACTTAGATGGATTCACCTGTACTCCAGAGATTGCACCACCTATTGGTCGCACAGTAGATCGCGACTCTGGAACATTTGGTGTACAAACATATAACTATGGTGATGTAGAAATCGCCAGTGAAGTTGGCTGGGACGCATACAAGCGCGTTGCAGATGGGATTATGAATCTCTATAAGCGTAGCGGACTTCTGCATGGATACAGTTTCAACTGGTGGTCAGATTTAGTGACCATGGATGAAACATTTATTGCAGAGTGGCTTCAGTCTCCGCAAACCTCTCTCTATTATTCCTTACAGGTAATGGGGGACGTTCAAGATAAATCAGATGCGTATGCTGCTCTTAAAGATGTAGACGTAGACGATTACTTGGACTCTATTTTAAATGAAGTTCAACCTCAATGTGATTGTCAAGAGTAATGACTAATACCCCATTAACACGAGAACAAAAACTACTAGCTGAGATTGTTGTCCAGCTAGGTAATATTACAGAAGCTGTCCAGTCTGCCGCACAGGGAGAGGACAGCAGTGTATTGAATGGAAAGATTGATGCACTTCAATCGCAACTAGCTTCCGTCGCTAGTGCACGGGCAGTACTACAACAACAACTTGCTGAAGCACAAACTTTGAACGCTGACTTACAAACACAGTTAGCAGTGATTTACGAAGGGGACATTACACCCGATAACATTAATCAAGTAATGAGTACACTAAATATTGACTATGATTCATGACACCATACGACAAACTAATCGCTCGTAAGCGAAAATGGACACCAGT